GCGCTGGTGGCCTTCGTACTGGAACAGGATTAAGTGTTACAGCAGGAACCGACTACACAATCACTGTCGGCGGTGGCGGGGGTTATAACACAAACGGTTCCAATTCAGCCTTTGGCCCTATTACTTCACTCGGAGGTGGTTTTGGGGCTCGTGGCGGTGGAAATTTTGGTGGTAACGCAGCCAGTTCTGGGGGTTCTGGTGGTGGTGGTGGGTCAACAAGTGCATTTACAGCAGCTGGAACAGGGAACCCATCTGCATCCGGTACGGCATCGTCTATTTCTGGAACTACGCTTACTGTTGGTGGGACAGTAACAAATACATTTTTAGTTGGAATGATTCTTAGCGGAACTGGTGTAACTGCTGGAACCACAATAACAGCTCTAGGAACAGGAACAGGCGGAGCGGGAACATATACTGTTAGCGCAAGCCAAACTGTTTCAAGCACAACAATTACAGGCGCTTTAAGCGGAACAGGTATTAGCGCAAGACAGGGCTATGATGGAGGATCTTCTGCTGGCCCTAGCGGTAATTATGGTTCGGGCGGCGGCGGCGGATCTGGTGGGGCCGGAGCAAATGGTGGGACGGTTGGTGGTAATGGTGGGGCGGCAACGGCATCTAGTATAACCGGCTCTTCCATATATTATGCTGGCGGTGGTGGTGGAGCTGTTGCTAATGGTTCTGGGTATTCAATGGGTTTAGGTGGAGGAACATCAACTACTTCACAAAAAGGTGGCGGCGGGGATGGAAGTATTAGTGGAGTTAGTTCCGGATTTACATTAACCGCCGCTACGCCAGGAACTACAAATACCGGAGGCGGGGCTGGTGGCGGCAGTGGGCAGCTAAACCCAAATAATGATGTAGCAACAAACGGCGGCTCCGGTATCGTCATCATAAAAATAAATCAATAAGAGGGTCTATGACAACAAAGGTATTTAGGTTTCTGGGGATTGACACAGCCATGCACTTGCTTCGTCCGGGTGCTAAGTGGGAAATCTCTAACAACGTCTTTACACGCTGGGATGATCCTAGACCTTGTCCGAGTATTGAAGAAGTCTATTGGGTGATAGACAAGATCAGAGAGTTTGAAGATTCAATCCCTACGATCTGGCTACCTGAACAGTTAGAAGAAATGGGCATCAAGCAAAAGGAAATTGAAGATGCAATTGCATAATCTGTTTCCGACACCTGTAGGCTTTGCTGAGCTAGGTCGTTCATTAAGCGATGAGGAGTTGTTCTTCATCCGTGAGTTACAGACAAGACCGAATCAGGGAAATACGACAAGCACTGATAACTTCGTACTTCGTAACCCTGTGCTGACGAATCTACGTTCGTTCATCGAGGATGCTGTTTCGGAATACTTCAAGTCCACAGTCAATCCTAAGCACAATGTAAGTCTGAGAGTGACGCAAAGCTGGTGCAACTATAGCGAGCAAGGTCAGTACCACCACAAACACGCACATCCCAACAGCTATATCAGTGGCGTGTTTTATGTGCAAACAAACCCTGATGATCGGATTTACTTCTACAAAGATGGCTGGCAGCAAATTAAGTTTCCACCACAAGAGTGGAACGCATATAATAGCGAAAGCTGGTGGTTTGAGGTTACTGCTGGCAAGCTAATATTATTTCCATCGTCACTAACCCACATGGTTCCTGAAATTAAAGGTGAAGATACTCGCATCTCACTATCGTTTAACACTTTTCCAGTTGGTGTAGTCGGAGAAGAAATGGACTTAACTGGACTTAAATTGGAAATTTAACCTATGGCACATTTTGCAAAAATTGACGAAAATAACCTAGTTACTCAAGTAGTTGTTGTAGACAATCGTGATACTAGTGATAGTAGTGGTGTTGAGCGTGAGCATATTGGTGCTGCTCACTTAGAAAAAATTCTTGGTGGAACTTGGCGGCAAACTAGTTATAACGGCAATTTTCGCAAAAACTATGCTGGCATAGGTTATACTTACGATAGCGTAAGAAATGCATTTATTCCACCTAAACCGTTTAACAGCTGGCAATTAGACGAACAAACGTGTCAGTGGACAGCACCTCAACCATATCCACAAGATGGACAAATGTATAGTTGGAACGAAAATACCACAAGTTGGCAAAGGACTGAACTATGACAACCAAAATCAATGATAAAAATATTGCTACAACTGGTGTTACAGCAGGCAGTTATACTAATGCTAATATCACAGTAAACAGTCAAGGGCAAGTTACACTAGCAGCTAATGGTACTGCTGGAGGTGGTAACACAGTAATTGATGGCGGATTTCCAGATTCTAGCTATCTATCTATACTGGCTATTGATGGAGGTACTATCTAATGCCACAACAAATTCAACTTAGACGAGGTACGGCAGCAGCTTGGACTAGTGCAAATCCTACACTAGCTGCTGGTGAATTAGGTGTTGAAACCGACACCAATAAATTTAAGGTAGGCAATGGCAGTACTAGTTGGACTAGTTTGCCGTATGCTACCAAAGGTGATACAGGGCCAACAGGCCCAACTGGGCCACAAGGTACCACAGGCACCACAGGTGCCACAGGACCAACCGGGCCACAAGGTGCTGCTGGTAATGTTAGCACTAGTGTGGCAAATACCTTTACAGCAGCTCAAACCTTTAATAGTGGCAACCTAAAACTAGCTGGTAGTACCAGTGGCAGTGCAACACTTAATGCGCCTGCTGTAGCTGCTACAAATACATATACTCTACCAGTAGATACTAGCACCCTAGGCTATGTAAATACTCCTACCAATAGTCAAAGTGCTAACTATACCACTGTACTAGGTGATAGTGGAAAAACGCTTATACATCCTAGCACTGATGCTAGTGCTAGAATATTTACCATTGATGACACACTAGCCTATGATGCAGGCACAGTAATTACATTTATTAATCAAACTTCACAGCAACTAACTATTACTTGCTCAACAGCAAATAACTTATATCTAGCAGGCACAGGTACTCAGGGAAGTCGTGTACTAGCACAGTATGGTCTAGCAACTTGTGTTAAAGTAGCTACAAACTACTGGTTAATTAATGGAAACGGACTAACATGACAGGCATACTTAATTTATTAGCCAGTGGTAAGCCACCTGCAGCAGCTGTTACAGCTTATCAAATTGAGCGTAGTTTAAGATTTAACAGCAGCGATAGCGCATATTTAAGCTGGACACCTCCAGTAGCTGGCAATCGCAAAACCTGGACTTGGAGTGGTTGGATTAAACGCACTAATTTTGCGACTACAAACATACTGTTTTCGGCGTTAAACACTGGACAAAGTACCTTTCGATGCGAGTTTGACGCTACATCAAACAAGCTCTATTTCAGAAACTTCATCTCTGATACTCCAAATCTAAACCTTATTACAACACAAGTATTTCGCGATTCGTCTGCGTGGTATCACCTTGTGTGTGCAGTTGATACCACGCAAGCTACAGCGTCCGATCGCGTCAAGCTGTATATTAACGGTGTTCAGATAACATCCTTTGACACAGCCACATATCCCTCGCAAAACTATGACACTTGGGTTAACGCGACTACAGTCCATAACATAGGTTCTGAGATTGGTGCCTATGGTTGGTTTAACGGCTATATAGCCGACGTTCACTTTATCGACGGCCAACAGCTAACACCAGCAGCTTTTGGTGCAACCAGTGCAACCACAGGCGTTTGGACACCTAGTGCCTATACAGGTACCTATGGTACTAATGGCTTTCGCTTGCCATTTAGCGATAATAGTAGTGCGCTAAACTTAGGTTGCAACACTGCACAAACTGGTGATGAACTGTGGCCATATACGACACTACACCTTAGCGGCAATCCTGCTAATACCAGCGGCTATAACTGCTTTAGTGATAAAAGCGGTCAAAATAATGGCAATGGTTTTCCTATTACAGTTAACGGCGACACACGCAGCAGCAGTTTTAGTCCGTATGGGACTAGTTGGAGTGCATATTTCGATGGTGCAAGCGACTACATTCAATACACAAATTCAGATTTTTCTGTTTCTACTGGAGACTTTACGGCAGAATGGTGGATGTATGTTACATCCGATAAATCTCAAGTTGGGATAATGACCGCAGCATCCAATCCTAATTTGACTATTGGCTATGGAAGTGGGTCAGCAAATGCCAGACAGGTGTATGTTGAATGGGGTGGGTCAGGCGCTTATATAGGCTCCATGTCTAATTACGCAAACGTTTGGGTTCATATTTGCGTCATGAGAAGCTCTGGAACTGTTTACACGTTCCAAAACGGAACTCTTTTAAGCTCCGTTTCTAAATCTGCCGCTTTAGGTTCTACAGCCAATATGGTAATTGGCACTAACTCAGGCGATATAGCGGCTCAAAGTTTTCCTGGTTATTTAAGTAACGTAAGATTTTCTAAAGTTGCCGTTTATAGTACTTCTGGGTTTACGCCTAGCACTTCGCCATTGACCAGAACAAGTCAAGGCGCAACAAACGTCCAATTTTTAACGCTTCAGTCTAACAGATTTTTGGATAGTAATGGTGTTAATACGCCAGCATCAAGCCCGTTAACAATAACTAAGAACGGTGATGTAACCGTAGCCAGCTTCTCCCCATTTCTAGAAACTGACACTACTAGTGGGTCAGGCTACTTTGATGGTAATGGGGATTTTCTAGCTACGCCTACTACTGGGCAGTTTGCAACTACTGGCAACTTTACAGTGAGCTTTTGGTTTTACACATTATCTAGTAATCAACAAGTTATCTTAGGCAATCACGCCAACACCAGTACCACATCAGGTAATTGGATGGTCACAGTTGAGAATGGTACGTTTGGTTACTATATTAACGGTGGCGGTGGTGCAGCACAGATTTATTCTGCTGCAAATACGTTTGTACCAGGGCAGTGGTATTTTGTGTCATTCTCGAGAAGTGGCAACACTGTAACTGCTTACTTAAACGGTGCCACCGTAGGCTCTATAACTAAGACAGATACTTTTGGTAATGCCAGTCAAACCGTGCATATTGGCCAAAGGCCTTATGCAGGTAGCCCTGTTTCTGTAGTTGGTTACATTGCAGATGTAAGATTTGTAGATGGAACTGCTATTGCTGGAACTACAGTACCAACCACTCCTGTTACCGCCATTTCAGGAACTCAACTTCTTACCCTACAAGACCGTGCTAACTACAACAACAGCGGCTTTCAGGATAGTTCTCAGTTTAATCATGTTATTACTAGAAACGGCAATGCCACACAAGGTACGTTTAGCCCGTTCTCACAGACTGGGTGGGGGAATTATTTTGATGGGAGTGTCGATTCTTTAAGTTTGGCAAGCAACGCTGCTTTTGCTTATGGAACTAGCGATTTTACGTGGGAAGTATGGGTGTTTCCTACTGCTTCAACGTGGACATCTGGCTCTGGTAATTTTTACATCATTGAACACGCCACAAACGGCGGTACGCTTTTTTATTATCAAAATAGAATTGCTTATTACAATCCAACAACTGGAACTGGTAGCGCACTTTACACAAGCGGAGGAACGGTTGCCCCTAACCAGTGGAGTCATATTGCAGTATCGAGGGAATCTGGAACCACAAGAATTTATGTAAATGGGCAATTAAGTACCAGTGGTAGTGATGCAAATAATTACGCAGCACAAGCGGTAACTATTGGCAGGTCTGGAGTCGGGACTCAAGAGTATTTTGGCTACATGTCAAATGTTCGCATCGTCAAAGGCCGTGCTGTCTACACATCAGCGTTTACACCTCCAACCACCCCACTAACCCGCACCACAGGCGGCACAAACCCACCACAGGGTACAGAATGTTCGCTGCTTACCTGCCAAAGCAACCGCTTCCTAGACAGTAACGGTGTCAATATACCGGCATCTAGCCCACTCACCATCACAGTAAACGGAAACACCTCCGTACAAGCCTTCTCTCCATTCACCCCCAGTGCTAGCTGGAGTGCTGCCGCTTATGGCGGTTCGGGCTACTTTGAGGGTAGTGGAGATTATTTAACAGTTGCAAATAACGATGCACTGAATTTAGGTAACTCTGACTTTACTATTGAAGGCTGGTTTTTTTCCGGCGCAAGTTTTGGAGGGCTGTTTGCGAAAAGAGGGTCTAATACAATAGCAGGAATCGCCGCATATACAGACGGCACAAAGATTCAATATTTGTGTGCTATTGGTGGTAGCTGGGCCGTCAATATGCTAGGTACGGCTAACTGGGTATTTAATCAATGGAACCACTTTGCGTTTGTTAGAAGCGGTAGTACGTTTACCAGTTACATCAATGGAGTTGTAAGCGCCACGGCTACAAATAGCGGAACGATTGATACAAATACAGGTGGGTTTGCAATTGGAGCGACTGCCGCAGACGGTGCTGGTTTGGCGACATCTCCTTTTTATCTTGGCAGCATGCGAGTAGTCAAAGGCACCGCTGTATACACCGCAGCCTTTACCCCACCCAGTGGTCCACTTACAGCAATACCAGGCACTAGCCTCTTACTGAACTTTACCAACGCTGGCATAGTTGACTATACCGGCAAAAATGTTCTAGAAACCCTAGGCAATGCCAGTAACGTTACCGCGCTGAAAAAATCACTTATATCTGCTAAAGGCAGTTTATATTTTGATGGTACGGGTGATTCTGTTAATGTGCCAAGTAGCAATTCTATTAATTTTGGTTCAGGCAATTGGACAATAGAATTTTGGATGTATACTGCAAATGTAAGCACTCGACAAGACATTCTAGACAGACGAGCAACAGCAACAGTTACTGGTTGGATGCTTTGGATGAATGGTACAGCAGCTAGACTGGCATTTTATACTTCTTTTGGTTGGCCTTTCATAACATCTAATACAGACATTATAGCTAATACTTGGACTCATGTTGCTGTTGTAAGAAATGGTAATTCTTTCAAAATGTATCAAAACGGAGTTGAAGTTGCATCAGGCACTAACGCATCTGCAATGCCTGATGACAATACTTATCTCCGAATTGGCACCAGTGTTGAAAATGCTAATTATTATAACGGCTACATACAGGACCTTAGAATAACCAAGTATGCACGCTATACAGGTACATTTACACCGCCTGTACGCACCTTTGCACACAATGTCCTAGACATTGGCCACAAGCAGTGGACGCCTGTAAACTTTAGTGTGGCTAGTGGTGCTGGTAATGATAGCCTAGTAGATACACCTACACCATATGGTATTGATGCGCCAGTAGCAGGTAGTTATGCAACTTTTGATGCTACATCAAGCTCAGTTACCCTAAGCAACGGCAACTTAACTCTTACCGGCGTAGCCGGAGCCGGTTACAATAAAGCCAATACTACAACAGCCGTTTCTTCAGGCAAGTGGTACTTTGAAGCAACTTTAGTTAGTGCAGGCACTGATACCAGCATAGGTATTAGCCAGGGCAATAGCTCATCGACTTATCCGGGGCAGGAAGCAACTTCATATGCCTATGTGCTGGAAAAAGGTCAAAAGTTCAATGGCAACTCGCCGGCTGCATATGCAGCGTCGTTGGCTGCTGGTGATGTCTTCATGTGCGCTTTTGATTTAGATAACAACAAGCTGTTCTTTGGAAAAAACGGCACTTGGTTTGCAAGTAGTAATCCGGCTACTGGAGCAAATCCAGCTTTCACGCTTACTGCTGGAACATACAGAGCAGTTGGTCGCCCATACGGCACTAACACGGCTACCTTCAACTTTGGTGCTAGCACATTTGCCTATACACCGCCAACTGGCTTTGCAGGGCTGCAAGATTTTGTATCTGGCGGCGTAGTGCGCGGCAATTATGCAACACTAAATCCCATTAACAATTCAGGTGGAACTTTTACAAACGGTAATTTAGATTGGACTACCCCAGCCACAGATCAACGAATGGCATTATCTTCAATGTCAGTGTCTGGAATATCAAAATGGTATTGCGAATTTACTATGGGATCTAAAACAGGGTCATATTGGTCAGTAGGAATATTTGGAAACTCAACTGCATGGAATCCAAGATTACAGTATCGTAGTGATGGAGCAAGATGGGTTGATTCTACCCAGCAGGCAGGTAATTGGTCCAGCTTTACTCAAAATGATATCATTGGGATTGCTTTCGATGGTCCCACAGGAACAGCTACATTTTATAAAAATGGTGTCTCCCAAGGAACTATGACAGTGACTGATCTCACCGTGCTACAATATTTTGCATGCACTTCTGATGGTTCTGGCGGAACAATGAATTATACTGTTAATTTTGGTCAACGCCCATTCAACTACACTGCACCTAGTGGGTTCAAGGCACTGTGCACACAAAACCTATCAACACCTAGTATAGTTAAATCTAACACGGCGTTTGATGCACTTGTTTGGTCCGGCGACGGCGTCAATAACAGAAAGCTCACAACAAACTTTAGTCCAGATTTGTTTTGGGTTAAGGCTAGAAATAGCGCCGCCTACCATTCAATAAACGATTCGGTGCGCGGAGCAAACGCAATCCTGCAGACCAACACAACCTCCGCTGAACAAGTCAATTCAAACGGCTACGTTACTACGTTTGCCGCAGATGGCGTAAATATAACAAACGGCTCTGACATAAACGCATCGGGAACGAATTACGTTGGCTGGGCTTGGGACGCTGGTACTACTACCGTTACAAACACGGCAGGAACTATTAGTGCTCAGGTTCGCGCAAATCCAACTACAGGATTTTCTATAGTTTCCTATACAGGAGTTGTCGGTGGAAATAGTGTTGGTCATGGTCTTGGCGTTGCTCCAAAATTTATAATTGTCAAAGGACGTACAACAAGCGCTTGGATAGTATATACACAAATGACTGGTGTAAATGCATATTTATATCTTCATACTAGTGGTGCAAGCGTTAGTGATGCTGGTATTTGGTCAGGTACAGGCAGCGGAGTTACTAGCAGCACTTTTGGTGTTCGAGGTGCATCAGACAATGGACTTACTGGAGTAAATCTAATTGCTTATTGTTTTGCTGAAGTTCCTGGTTTCTCAGCTTTTGGTAGTTATACAGGCAACGGCAGCACAGATGGACCGTTTGTCTACACAGGATTTAGACCGGCTTGGATTATGATAAAACGGTCCGACAATACGGAAAATTGGAATTTGTATGATACTAAACGCAACAGCTACAATGTTGCAGATTCAGAACTATATCCGAATCTTAGTAATAGTGAAGGAACTTATGCTGATAGAGATTTTTTATCAAATGGGTTTAAAATTAGAAACACTAACATAGGCAGAAACGCCAGTGGTAGTACTTATATCTACGCAGCCTTTGCTGAAAACCCCTTTAAATATAGCCTAGCGAGGTAAAAATATGTTTGTAATAGTTAAAAGTGGTGAAATTACAGGCACTATTGAGCCTGGCCGCAGCTTAGTAATTGATAGTATTGACTATGGTCCTGACTGGCGAAATTTAGTTGATTTATCCAGCTTAGGTATTTTAGAGGTAGTAGAAAGTCAAGAACCTGATCAGCGCTTCTATTGGACTAATAGTAGTATACAACTATTTAATGGTATACCACATAGAGTATACACTGCTACAGCCAAAGACTTGGATAGTTTAAAACAGCAGTATATTGCAGCTAACAAACAAAACTGCAATCAACAGCTGCAAGAAACAGACTGGATGCTGATTAGAAAACTAGAGCGCAATATAGCTGTTCCACCTGTGGTGGAACAAGCGCGCACAGAGATTGTTGCAAACTGTAATCAGCTAGAAGCTAGTATACTAGCTGCAACTACTGTAGAGGAGTTAATAGATTTAGTTAGTCCAGGCAGTCAAAAGTACGTGCCAAGCAGTGTTCAACCAGATCTACCTGTACCACAACTACAACCAACACCTGTTCAGCAGGTGTTAGTTGAGCAACAAACACCCGTTGAACAGGTATTAGCAGCACCACCTGAACAACTAAGTGTTGATACACTAACTACTAGCCAAATAGCTACACTAGTATAAGGAACTAAAATGTTATATGCACGAGTAATTAATGGCCAAATCTATGATCAAGCTGCACTAGCAGACCTATTTCCCAATACTAGTTTTCCACAGGCCGGACCCACACAGGAATTTTTAGCCGGTGAAAATTTGGTACCTATTCAAGAGCGCAAGCAGTATGATGCACAAACACAGGTCCTAGAGCGTGTGCCTGCTTATATTGAAGATGGAGTTGTATATGTAGTGAAGGCACGTGCCAAAACTAGTGAAGAACTACAAGCTGAGCAATTGGCCCTAGCAGCACAAAATGAGCGGCAAGCCAAGCAGCTACTAGCCAGCACAGATTGGACGCAGTTGGCTGATGTAACACTGGTTAATAAGCAGGAGTTTGCCACCTATCGCGCACAACTTCGCCAAATAGCAACAAACCCACAAGCTGTGGTAACATGGCCAGCACCTCCCGCTAATGTTTGGCAATAAATAGGAATATAACAAATGGCTAATGTAATCAATGCACAAAATGGTATAGCTAGCACTGCTGATGCTACCAATGACCTTAATATTCAAGCAGGCGGCAGTACCTTTGTAGAGATTGCTAGCGGTGCACTTAACTTAAAAACCGCTGGCACAAATGCACTGCAAGTGGATACTAGCCAGCAAATCACACTGCCCAAACGTCTTACACTGCCAGCGCAAAAGATCAAAGTTAATGATATTGGCACGCAAAGTACTGCTAGCGCCACAGTTACCATTAACCTAGCTACACATACCATACATACTATAACACTAGCAGCTGCTACAACTTTTGCATTTTCAAATGCACCTAGCAGTGGCGAATCGCAGGTAGTTTACCTGCGCATAACAAACGGTGGCAGTACTACTATAACCTGGCCTGCCAACACCAAATATGCTGGTGGCACACCGCCTACACTAACCACCACTGGTGTAGACCTACTAGGTGTTGTCTACGACTTGGCTACTACCACCTATATGGTATTTGTTATTGGACTAGATGTAAAATGAATGAGCTATTAATAGCAACTCAAAAAACCAGTGCTGTACAAGTTGATCCTTACTATAACCTAGTAAGCCTACACCTTAAAGGCGATGTAAATACTGGTCGCGACTACAATGCCTTTTCCGATGCTAGTTCAAATAACTTTAGGCTTACTAATAGTGGTGATGTGCGTGGTACTAGTTTTAGTCCGTATAACACTAGTTGGAGTGCGTATTTCGATGGTACTGGGGACTTTGTAACCACGTCGTCTTCAGCCGCACTTGCTCTTTCAACGGGTGACTTCACTGCTGAATGCTGGGTATATCCAGTTTCTATACCAAATTGGGGTGGGATCTACAGTTCTGATCCCACTACGGGAAATGCGGGATTAGCTTTTGGATTTAGGAACACAGGTGACGGTCAGCTTCAAGTAAAGCTAGGAAACGATGCAAGTCAAGATGCATTTTACTCAACGTCAAACGTCAGGCTTCAAACCTGGTCGCATTTGGCCGTGGTACGCAGCGGGTCTGGCACAAACAACGTAACTTTATATATCAATGGTGTAGCCGCTGGTTCAATGACAAGCAATCGTGATGTAACGCACACAATTGCGGTACTTGGACGCTGGTACACAACATCGGATAACTACTACTTCAACGGCCATCTTTCTAATTTTCGGCTTATCAAAGGTCAAGCCTTATTTACCGGAAACTTTACGCCGACCACATCGACCCTTACCTCGTCATCGGTTGGGCATACAGGAACTGGTGTAGCAGCGTCCTTAACGGGCACCGTTAGCCTACTTACCTGTCAATCCAATCGATTCATCGATAGCACCACACCCAACGCTGCCAAGTCTGGTGGCTTGACTCTTACACCAAGTGGCGAAACTCGCATCTCCAGCTTTAGCTCATTTCTTGATAGTGATACCACTAGTGGGTCGGGGTACTTTGATGGTAGTGGGGATTATTTGAGTGCGGCAAGTAATGCTGCTTTTACACTTGGAAGTTCATCAGATTTTTGTATTGAGGGTTGGGTTTATTCAACAGGCACACCAGGGACAGACGCGGTTATTGCAGGAACTTGGCAGAATGGTTCATCAGCTTTTGCTAATCGGTGGCTTCTTTCTTTAAGGACTAGTGGAACTGCTATTTACTGGTGGGATTCAACGGGTAGCCCAGGAATCACTTATACAGGAATAACAACAAATCAATGGGTGCATATTGCAGTTGTAAGAAATTCTGGAACTATAACGCTCTATGTAAATGGTGTATCTAGAGGAACTCAAACCACAAACCAAGCGTATACAACCCAAGATTCTTTGAAAGTTGGCGGTGGAATAACAGGAACCTCGGATTTTCCTGGATATATTTCAAGTTTAAGAGTTGTACTAGGTTCTCCCGTATACACCACAGCTTTTACCCCACCCACCGCACCCCTAGCCGCAACTCAATCTGCTGGAACAAATATACAGGCAATCACGGGAACGCAGACAGCCCTACTCACCTTACAAGAACGCGGTGCCTACAACACCATTGGGTTCCAGGACGAAAGCGAATATCAACATGTGATTACTCGTCCCAGTGGAGCAAACGTAGCGCAGGGTACGTTCAGTCCTTTTAGCAATAGTGGTTGGTCGAATTCATTCAACGGGTCTACTGATTGTTTATCTGTTGCTAGTCACGCAGATTTTAATTTTGGCAGCGGAAATTTTACAGCAGAGTGTTGGGTAAATTGGAACACAGCTTCTGGAAACGCGGATCAAGTTATTTTTGCATTTGGCTCTAGTGGTCAAACTGAAGCTGGATTTAGGCTGGTTAGCAATAACACGATTGTTTTAGATGTTGATGAATCTGTAAGAGTATCTTATTCCTTTGTTCCAACTGCTGGAACTTGGTACCATTTTGCTGTTGTTAGAGATGCAGCCAACACCTACAAAATCTATCAAGACGGAGTACTAAAAGCCACAGGAACCTATACATATACACAAGCTCAAATTGGTCTTTTTATTGGTGGTATTAACTGGGCTAACAACTACGGTGTCAATGGGTTTATCTCTAATTTTCGGGCTGTAAAAGGCATTGCGGTATACACAGGAGCCTTCACTCCGCCCACCGCGCCGCTAACAGCAACTCAGTCTGCCGGAACTAATATCTCAGCAATCACAGGATCAGCAACTTCAATCCTAACGCTGCAAAGCAACCGTTTTGTTGATAACAGCGTTAGCCCCAAAACCCTCACGGTTGGCGGCTCCCCCCGTGTCACCCCCTTCTCACCCTTTGCACCGTTTGCCTATGATGCTGCTGTGCATGGTGGGTCGGCGTATTTTGATGGGAGTGGGGATTATCTAAATCTGGCTTCTAGTGACGCCTTCAATATTTCATCCGGCGACTTCACGATAGAAACCTGGGTATACAGATCGTCCACGCAAGCATCTACATATCCACGCATACTGACGATTGGAAACGCCAACTACAGTGCGCTGATTTTGTGGACCTCAGGAAACACGATTACCGTTGACGTATCTACAAACGGAGCTTCTTGGACTAATTGGACGTTTGGCGGAGCAACAATCACTAACGACACTTGGACCCATCTAGCCTTAGTCAGAAACGCCGGAACGATCAGTTTGTACAAAGATGGTGTATCTCAAGGAACTCCGGTTTCAAATTCATCTTTCCAGCTTGCAACTCCTGCGATATATGTCGGAACCTTATTTAGCCCTGCAAGCAATTATTGGACGGGCTACATTGGCTCAACCAGAATTGTCAAAGGCACTGCCGTATACACCAGCAACTTTACCCCACCCAGTGGCCCACTTCCCCTCCTTGACAACACCAGTCTACTACTTAATTTCACCAATGCCGGAATCATTGATAGCACTGGTAAAAATATCATCGAGACCGTAGGTAACGCTGGTGTGGTCACAACCAGCATTAAGAAGTATGGAAGCGGCAGCATGTACTTTGATGGGACGGCTGACTATTTGGTAGGAAGATCAACGGACTTGTTGTCGTTCAACACAGGCGACTTTACGGTTGAGATGTGGGTTTATCCTACTTCGGTAGCCGGTGCTATTGTGTTAATTGACACTAGGGCATCAGGAACAGATTCTGGGTGGGCGTTTTATATTAACTCTTCTAGCAGGCTGGCTCTTTTTACAAGCAATGCTGACCGAATAACAGCAGCATCTGCATTAAGCGCAAGCACTTGGACGCATATTGTTTTAGCCAGATCAGGTAGTACCCTTGCTGTTTATATGAATGGTGTGCAGTCTGCAACGGCTACCTACTCAACAACAATGACTTGCCCTGGAAGGATTTCTATTGCATCAGGTTTTGATAATCTAGCCCCATTAAACGGCTACATCGATGACCTCCGCATCACCAAAGGTTTCGCACGCTACACAACTAACTTCACAGCCCCAACCAAAGCCCACCCAGACAGTGGTGTGCTGAGCACCTTAACCACTAGCATGGTTGCACCTAGTACGGTTGACTATCTTGTGGTTGGTGGGGGTGGTGGTGGCGGTAGAGAAAACTTTTCTTCTGGCCTTGGTGGTGGTGGCGGTGCCGGAGGGTTTATCACAGGTGCAACTACTGTTTCGGCTGCAACGAACTATGTAATTACAGTAGGCGGTGGTGGTCCAGGATTAACCGCCGCTGGAACTTCAAATGATGGATTCCCATCGTCTATTGTTGGTGGAACAAGTCCAAGCGCATTTACCATTCCAGGTGTTGTTGCTGCTGGCGGTGGCGGAGGTGGTGGAGGAACTTCCCCTGGAATTGCCGGAAGAGCTGGTGGGTCAGGCGGTGGCGGGGGTACACCTTCTCCTAGTAATGGCGGCGCTGCTTCTCCGGCTGGGCAAGGAAATGCTGGTGGATCGTATTCTGCAACTTCACCAAATTCTGGAGGCGGTGGCGGTGGAGCTGGAGAGGCGGGAAATACTGATGGGCAAGGTGAGGGAGGTGACGGAACAGCTTCTTCTATTTCCGGTTCTTTAGTAACTTATGCTGGTGGTGGTGGTGGAAGCGCATCTTTTCTTACGAAAAGTGGTGGATTGGGCGGCGGAGGTGATGGAGGTAATGCACCTTCTGGCCCGTCAGCACAACCAGGTGGCACAAACACTGGCGGTGGCGGTGGCGGTGGATTTAACAGCACTCCTGGCGGGACTTCAGGAGCAGGTGGCTCCGGTATCGTCATTATTGCTTATCCAAGCACGTTTAAACCACTAAAAGCCAGCCTAGGCTTAGTCTATACAATCGATACGGTTACCCGAGCTGGGTACCGAGTTTATAAATTTACTGCCGGTACCGGCACTATTAGTTGGTGATTAACATGGCACACTATGCATTTTTAGATAGTAATAATATTGTAACTGAGGTTATTGTGGGACGCGATGAAGGCACACTAGGCATAGACTGGGAACAGTTCTATGCCAGTGAGCGTGGTCAACCTTGTGTACGTACTAGTTATAATGCCAACATACGCAAAAACTATGCTGGCATTGGTTATAGTTATAATCCAACATTAGACGCATTTATACCATTACAACCTTATCCAAGCTGGCAACTAGATACAACAACTTGCCAGTGGACGGCACCACAGCCATATCCTAGTGATGGTGCCATTTACACCTGGAATGAGTCTAGCAGTAGCTGGCAAGTATTAGCAACATGAGTAGTCCACTACTAAGATTTGGCAAACTACCGCGCGTAGTTCCACTAAGCGTTAGCTACCTAGTAGTAGGTGGTGGTGGAGGTGGCGGCAGTGGAGCAGGTGGCGGTGGCGGAGGTGGTGGTGTAGTTGAAAGCTTAAACATTATAGGCTATAGCTTAAACAGCGCGTATACACTAACTGTGGGCTTAGGTGGTGTTGGCCAATATTATAACTCTACTCCTACTATACCAGCTACTCAAGGCGGTCTTTCACAGTTTGCTGGTATAGTTGCCTATGGTGGTGGTCGTGGTGCTGGTTGGGGCAGCAGTAATCCCACCTATACTACTGGCGGCGACGGTGCTAGTGGCGGCGGTGGCTGGGGCCAAGGCGGCATGGGTGGCAATGCCAGCCAAGGCTACCCAGGCGGCGAAGGTGGCGGTTTAACCGGCAGTCGTCGCGGTGGGGGTGGTGGCGGTGCAGGTGGACCTGGCGGTGTTAGTGTAGCTGCTGGTGGCAGCGGTGGTGCTGGCGTGCAAAGTGCAATTACTGGTAGTTATTATGGTGGCGGTGGTGGCGGTGCAGGATTTGCTACTACTGGCACTGGCGGCACAGCTGGTATTGGCGGTGGTGGCTTAGGTCAAGGTGCTAATCAAAGTGGCACACCAGGCGGTGCAAACACTGGTGGTGGAGGCGGTGGAGAACACGGCACTGCTCAAAATGGTCAAGCTGGTGGCAGTGGCGTTGTAGTTTTGCGTATACCAGATAGTTTTTCAGCTAACTTTAGTGCTGGAGTTGTTTACCAATTAAACAACTCCAGCGGATATAAAACCTATACTGTTACTAGTGCCGCTAGCGGCCAAACAGTTACTTTTTCTAGTTAAAATAATTTTATGCGTTCAAGCAAGTTAAAAATATGTGTTTATGCTATTAGTAAAAATGAGCAACAATTTGTACAACGATTTTGTAATAGTGCTAGCCTTGCCGATTTAATACTAGTTTGTGATACAGGCAGTACTGATGGTACAGCAGAGTTGTTAAAAGAGTGTGGTGCACAAGTTTACAACATAGCAGTAAAACCCTGGCGATTTGATACTGCACGTGATACTGCTCTTAATCTAATACCTGGTGACTATGACGTATGCATTAGCCTAGATCTTGATGAAGTCCTAGAACCTGGCTGGCGTGAAGAAATCGAGCGTGTGTGGACTGAAGGCACTACTAGATTGCGCTATAAATTTGATTGGGGGCATAATATACTATTTTACTATGAAAAAATACATCATCGCTACGGCTATCACTGGCATCATCCAGTGCATGAGTATCCGCGTGCTGATGGACGTATTCAAGAAGTTTATGCACACACAGATAAACTACTAGTATCACACCATCCAGATCCAACAAAAAGCCGCAGCCAATACTTAGACCTATTACGACTAGCCGTTAGCGAAGACCCACACTGTTCACGCAATGCTTTTTACTTTGCACGTGAACTAACCTTTTATAACCTGTGGAGTGAGGCCATAGGTGCGCTAAACAACTACCTAGAATTACCAGGCAGTACTTGGCCTAATGAACGTTGCTATGCTATGCGGC